GTGCTAGTTGGCGGCGTGAGCTTTGCTTGCAATATAGATACACAAAGGTCGTGTGTTGACTTAGAATTGCCAGAGACTAATGCGAGGCTTGTAGGTAGAAGTATGAAAAGGCAGGGAATCAAGGAGGCACTGAAGGCTAGGCGCATGAGGATGAGGGTAAGGGCTTTGCATAGGGTTGGGTTGGTGTATGGGATGTAGTAGCTATGGCAACCATGCTGGGGATCCGTACCTGCTTGAGACAACATGGAGGGGATAGGATGAGGGATCAGGAGAAAAAGGCGTTTTTGAGCCGTTATGTGATGCTGGAGCGACAGATCGACCGCAAGCTGCGGGAACTAGGCAGATTGCGAGTGATGGCAGGCGCGCTGACCGCAGCCCATAATGCATTATCTGACCACGGGGTAGAAGGCAGGCTATCAGAGTCAGCGGAGATGGTCAAGGGGTTACAAGAAGAGATTTATCAGGATGTCTGCGCTTTGGTAGAGCTTAAGGGGGAGATCAGCAGCTGCATTGATGCTGTAGAGGACAATACCCTTCGGCTACTCCTACAGTATCGCTACATAGACGGGATAACCTTTGAAGATATTGCCGAGCAGATGCATTACTCCTGGCGATGGATCATTAAGCTGCATGGGCAGGCACTACAAAAGCTGGAGATTGTTCATGGATGTTCACATCCGGCGATGCTACACTAAATGTGCAGGGAAGCTTACCGCCCATAGTAAAGCAATAAGGGATAAAAACCTATACCTACCCCAACACTGCTAGGCGTATACGATCTACTGGATCTACCAGAAAAACGACCTCTGATCAATAAAGAGAGCCACGATGGCTCTAACAGTAAGCCCCTTTTGGGCTGTTAAACAGAGGGTTGTAAAGGAAGATGTAGTAGAGGTAATTTTCACCAAAAGACTGTGGCGCTGTTCTATCAAATGGATGGATCTACCAAGCATAAAGGGTGGCATCCCATTACTCCTTACATAGGAAGTCAGTTGTTTCGCTGTCATGGTAAGACGGGGTGGTAAGTACCCTGGAAGACTGTGGAAGATGCCCTGTAGGCACGCGGGAAACTCAAGTATAAGCTGGAGGGTTGCCAGCAGCCTTGCAGCTCATGGCAAATAGGGTGGTAGTTCTCCTGGAAGACCGTGGGAGATGCCCTGTAGGCGCGTGGGAAACTTAAGTATAAGCTGGAAGTTTGCCAGCAGTATTGTGGTATCTTGGTAAATTTGGGTGGTAAGTATCTCTGGAAGACAGGTGGGAGATGCCCTGTAGGTTCTGCGGGAAACTCAAGTATAAGCTGGAGGATTGCCAGCAGCCTTGCAGCTCATGGCAAATAGGGTGGTAGTTCTCCTGGAAGACCGTAGGAAATGCCCTGTAGGCGCGTGGGAAACTCAAGTATAAGCTGGAAGTTTGGCAGCAGTATTGTGGTATCTTGGTAAATTAGGGTAGTAAGTGCCTCTGGAAGACCGTGGGAGATGCCCTGGCGTGCGGGAAACTCAAGTATAAGCTTGAAGGTTGTTAGTAACCTTGCAGCTCATGGCAAACAGGGTGGTATTACTCCTAGAGACTGTGCGAGATCCCCTGTAGGCTCGGCGGGAAACTCAAGCATAAGCTCGAGGGTTATCAGCAGTATTGAAGCACATGGTAAGACGGGGTGGAAAGTACTTGTAAAAAGACGAGTGGTTGCTTGAGGTGGGTGAGTGTGGATCTGGGACAAAGCTGGCCTTGAAATATCTTAGCTGTAGGTAACAGAGTTATCCCTGCTGGCTGCTGGCGACTCATAGCACGCCTATTTAGCGGAGGTAAGCGAATATCAGCAGTGCTTCGGGCTGGGAGGGGTAGGGCATCGTATTTTTGGCTGTCGGCAAGATGCCGGCATGGATGGAAAGGGCGTGATGTATTATGACGCTTAACAGCAATGTGATCTTAGATGCGGTCACAAAGCAAAAACTGCTGGAAAACCAGCTGGATACTTCGGGGCTGCTGCTGGTTGCGCTGGCAGATCGTTTGGCACAGTCCTTTGAGGGCTGCTCCGTGTATCTGGGGGCGGTGCAGGATGGTACGCAAGCTCCAGCATTATTTGCAGAATGGATCGGGGCAGAGACAGGTAGGCTGTTGGGGGAGAGCAAACTGCATAAGCTTAACTTTGCGGTGAGCTATCTCCCGCAGGACGCTCAGTCGCCCACTGAGCTTGGGGCAGCAGCTTTGAGGATGCAGCAGGCGATTACTAAGCTCCCGTATGGCGAGGGGGAGCTAACGTGCCATGGCACAAAGACAGAGATTACAGCAGGGCTCGCCAAGCTGACAGGGCAGGTGGTGCTTTATGAGCAAGGCACCGACAATAACCCCATCATTGAATCAAAGGAGTTGTATGTATGATGACAAGAATTTTGCCGGGGACAACTGTAGAAGTAATGGCAGGAGAAAGAGAGCCCAAACCCGTGACGGTGGGTGTAGTGGCAATGCCGCTACAATTAAGCTGGGGTGACGTGCTTACCGTGATCGAGAAGAGCGATCGCAGTCTGATGGCGCTGGGCTATGAGAGAAACGACCCCAAGCTGAAGCTGGTAAATGAGGTGCTGCGCTCGGCGCAGAGGTTGATCGTCTATCGACTAAATCCAAACAGCACAAAATCGCAGGCACTACTGGCCGAAGGAATTACCGTAAGCGCAAAGTATGGCGGACAGAGAGGGAACGACCTAAAGGTAACTGTTGCTGCAAACGAAGCTGGCTGGCAGATTAAAACCTACCTCGGTACTGCTGAGGTAGATGCTCAGACAGTAACAGGGATAGCGGATTTCGTAGAGAATGGCTTTATCACACTATCGGGTAGTGGTGATTTGGCGGTAGCCAGCGTGACACTTGCGGGCGGCGGTGATGGCGATATCGAGAGCGGGGCGTATGCGGCATTTCAGACCGAGCTTGAAAAGCAGCAGTATAACCTGATCGCTTACACAGGCACCGACAATACAGTGGCACAAAATCTGGTGGACTTTGTAGATCGCCAGCGCTTAAATGACGTGAACGTGCAGCTAGTGCAGTCGGTGATCAGTGCCGACAATAAGGCGATCTATAAGAATGTAGTAGGTGGTGTAACGGCAGGCTACACCCTGACGGCGGCAGAAGCCTGCGCTACACTGGCAGGTATTATGGCAAAGCAGGGCATCACAGGCAGCGCTACTTACTTTGATGTAGCGTGGTGGGAGGATGTTTCTCCAAGGCTCACCAAGGTGCAGCAGGAGGCAAAAACCAAGGTGGGCGAGACCCTCTTTGTTTATATGCATGGTGCAGTAAAGCTACTGTATGACATCAACAGTCTCACGACCTTTACTGCCGAAAATCCAAAGGACTTCTGTAAAGGGCTAGTAGTGCGCACCCTTGATCAGATGGCCTCTGAGATCAAGCTACTGCTGGACTCCAAGGCAATCGGCAAGATCAGAAACAGCACGGATGGCAGAGCCCGTATCAAGGGCATGCTGGTGACTATGCTCAAGGCGCAGTACCTCGACAAGGGGTATCTTGAAGCCTTTAACGCAGATGATCTATCGGTGGAGCAGGGCGGTGACCGCGATGCCATCGCTGTGACCGTAGGGGTCAAGGTGGCCGACACAGTAGATAAGATCTTTGTAACCGTAACAACGCTATAGGGGGAATAAACCATGAACAATAACTTACAGGCAATGCCCAGCGGGCACGACGGCGAGGGCTTCATCACTATCAACGGAAATCTCTACCCGGCATTTAAGTATGCCAAGCTGAGCCTTAAGGCTGACGCCGTCACCGAAAACAAACGATTCTTAAATCAGCGCACCACCCAGACTGCGGTCAGAGGGCTAAACATTACAGGTAGCATTTCATATTATGCCTGTACAAGCGCTCTCATCGAGGCGATACGAGCTTACAAGGATGGAGGCGAGTACCCTGAAATCACCATCCAAGGCTGGGCAGGGGTCAGCGGCACAGGCCGCTGTGAGGTGCTGGCAAGCGGCGTAGTGATCAACTCCATTGGGCTGCTGACACTGGATGACTCCTCAGACAGTGCGTCTCTTCACGAATCAGACATCACCGCTAATGACTTCGACATTCTCTCGAAGTTTCAGGGTTAAGGAGGCCGTTTTATGAAGAGTTTACAGAGCTTTTTGCATCCAAAACGCAAGGAAAACCTCCGCTTCGTCCTCTCCGACGCTTTCGTCGGGGAGGATGGCAAGCCCATCGAGTGGGAGATGCGCCAGCTCAGCGCCACTGAGGGTATCGAGCTGACTCGGGCTCTTGAGGGCAAGGGCTATATGGACGTGATGACCGCTTATGTGGCAAAGTCGCTGATCTACCCAAACCTTCACGATAAGGAGTTGCTAGAAGCTCTTGGCAAGCGGGAGGGCAGGGTGATCCTCAAGGCTGCGGACGCGCTGGTGTGCCTACTCAGCGACGCGGAGCTTGGCAACCTGATCAGCCGCTACACCCAGCTCAACGAGCCGACCACGGGGATCTCAGAGCTGATCACAGAAATAAAAAACTAATCAAGCAGGGCGAGGACCGCTACTTTGTCTATGCTCATCTCGCCCTGCAAAATCATAACATCCTGCCCACTGACTACCTAAACATGAGCAGGGAGCAGCGGGCATTTATAGCGGCAAGCGATATGATTGCGGCGGAAAATTTAAAGAGATAAGGGGGTGTGATGACATGAATATAAAAGATATTTATGCGGGGACATCCGGAATGAAAATCTCGGAGATTGATTTTCTTTATAAGGCTAAGGAAAAGCTCAATCAAAACTTCCCATCGATTAATAAAGAGATAAAGGATTATATTGGGAATACCAACTCAACGATGGAGCTGCTGGTTACTACCGGTAATCTGGCGAAAGTAGCTGTGCAAGGAACTATGGCGGGTCTGAGTGCGGCGGATACCAGAAAAGGGCAAGAAGCAAAATTCCAAGCCTTGGCGGGAGATAAAGCGGCGGGCAGCGACCTATATAAATATGCTGCTCAGTATGCTAAGGGCTCCGCTTTATCTAAGGATCAGGTGGTAGGAGCAATCTCTGCTTCTATGCCCTTTACCAGGGATATCAAGCAGATTGAGCAGATGGTGAAGTTTGCCGAGCGGCTAAATGCGCTCGATCCCACCAAGGGATTTGATAACGCTATGGGAGCAGTCACTGCCATGATGCAGGGGGATGCTTCCTTGGCCAAGAGTGGTTACGGTGTGAACCTCGATGAACGGCAGCTTGCAGATCACAGATCGGCGGGGGATAAGGATGGAATGCTTTCGCTGATGGACGAGGGATTAAACGATGCAGGCGCTACTACCGAACTGGTGGGCGAACGCTTTTCCTTGCTTGGAGCGCAGATCAGCGAGTTTAAAGACAGCTTTATGTCTGCGATTGGTGAGACGGCAGTTCCTGTGATGGAGACGCTCGCACAAGCAGTAGCCAAGTTTAATGAAAAGTTGCAGTCGGGGAAGTATCAGTTCGTAATTAACGTGATCGTCAATGGGATGAATATGATTGGTCATGGTCTTTTGATAGTGATGAACAATGCTAAATGGTTGATTCCTGTGGTAGCGGCATTGACCGCTGGATTGGCTGCGCTCAATATTGCACTAATGTTTACCAGTCTTTTTTCAGGAGGAGTTGCCACTGCTTTCATGATTGCAGGAGGTGTAGCTGCAATAGCGGGCATCAGTGCTTTCATGATGGGAGCAGTTGGGAACAAACCTAAGTCGACACCTGATGCAGATACT